TTTCTAGTCATTTGTAGCGCCTTGAGGCCGGAGACTTCTGCTCCGACCCAAGTCCTCACGAAGCGTGAGAACCTTAGACCGTGTGTCAGGGGAGCCCTGAGCACAGTTACCAGCGAGTTTTCCAGCGGTTCGTCTGAAACTCGTGGCCTTAAGTGGGGCGTGGTGAAGATGCTCTTAGCTCTTCACTACGCTACTTCTACTCGAACAACGTTCGAGGGGATGTCCGTGTCCCTACAACTCAGATTTCTAATCTGGCTTGCTAGAAGGCTGAGGGCCATGTCAAACATGGGCTCTGCGTTGCGAATGATTCGCACCTTAAAAGGTGCTTGTCATTCTTGTCGATTGGCCGGTCTTACCGGCTCATTCGACAAGGCCAGGAATGCCGTAGGACAACTTACGGTTGTCAGGCGCTCCATATGGACAAGTGAATACCTTATTCAACTGTCCATGGGCTCTCGGGCGCTTCCAAAAGCGCCCGCTTGCCTTTTAGGACCTGCTGTTGTGAAACAACATCAGATCCTGTCGATGCCTTCGGTTTCACCGAAGTTCGACATCGATCGTTCTGTCAGGAAATTCCTGGCTCGCTATCGAATCGACGCCTGTGAGGACCTTCCTCTCAAGGCATCGTTTACCTCTCGTTCTGCATCTTATGCATTCTCGCGTCGCGAGGGAGGTAGGAGTCAAGAGGTCAAAGACCTCCTTGACGAGGAGTTCCTAGATTGTCTAGGACCTCCTCCCGAGGGTGAAGGCGAAGTCGCCATCGCCCCCGGACTCGGTTGGCCGTGGACGGCCATTGATAACCGACTTGTCGAGTTTGGAGAGCACCTCTCCAGCCTCGGCTACGAGATGGAATCGCGAAGCGTTGCCATCTCTGAATTCGGGCTTAAGACGAGAGTCGTCTCATGCTCCGACCCCGTACGGACCCACCAAAGTGAGTCATACAGGAGGCAGTTGCTTCAGAAGCTGAAGCACCTACCGTGCTGTGCCGCACCTCTTAGGGACGACATAGCAGCCATGCGGCTGGACAATCCAGCCACAGGGCCCCATCAGGTATTCTCTGCAGACCTTTCGTCTGCCACCGATTACCTGGACCACAACGTCATCAGAGCTTTCTCTGATGCCCTCGAAGTTCCCTTCGAGTTGGTCACCGGGGGGACAATCGACGATTGTCTTATTAGCAGGGGTACCTTAATGGGTATACCCTGTTCCTGGCCTATCCTTAGCTTCGCCCACGCGTGGGCTTGCTGGGCAATGGGAATCCCATTGAGGTCTTTCCGCCTTAAAGGCGACGACCTGATCGGCCTCTGGACCACGGGGCAGTGCGCCGTGTACCAGAAGGGCATTGAGTCTTTGACTGGCATGCCCATTAACCTCG